TCGCGATGGACCCGCTGGTGTTCCGCGGCGTCGACAACATGACGCTGGCCGGGCACGTCGCCCGCAAGATCGACCAGTGGGAGCCCGACGCGACGTTCATCGACTCGGGCGCCGGCGCCGGCGTGATCGACCGGCTGCGCCAGCTCGGCTACGACGTCACCGAGGTGAACTTCGGGGGCAAGCCGAACGACCCGCGCTACGTCAACAAGCGCGCCGAAATGTGGTTCGACCTGGCCGAGTGGATCAAGGCCGGCGGCGCGATCCCGAACGACACCAGCCTGAAGCTGGAGCTCGCGACGCCGACCTACAAGTACGACGCGGCGAACCGCATCCAGCTCGAAAGCAAGGACGACATCAAGAAGCGCCTCCCCGACGCCGGCTCGCCCGACCTGGCCGACGCCCTGGCGCTGACCTTCGCGCATCCGGTGGCCAAGCGCAGCCTGATGCAGCAGTTCGGTGCGCGTACTGCAAACCGCGGTGAATACGATCCGCTCGAATTACTGCGATGACCCGCGCCGCTCGATGCACAACTTTCAACGCCTACTGACGGACCTGGACGTCGGGCCCATGCTCGACGCTCTTGCCGCTCGTCCCGAACTTTGGGGCGAGATCACGGTCCGTCAGGAGGCGCCCGGTTCGCCGCATCACGACACCGAGGCGATCTGGCTGCGCGGTCCCCGCGAGATCACGCTGGAGTCGGTGTTCAACGACCTGCGCTCGGTCGACTACCTCTCGATGCACGAGCTCGCCGAGGTGGCCTACCCGCTGCTGGCGCCAGTGCTGCGCATCCTGGGCTCGACGGTCCTGGGCCGCGTGATGATCGTCAAGCTCAAGTCCGGCGGCGTGATCGACGCCCACGAGGACCAGGGTCAGTACGCCAAGACCTTCAGCCGGTTCCACCTGGTACTGAGCTCGGCCACCGGCAACTCGTTCACCTGCGACGGCGAGACTGTCCACATGCAGCCGGGTGAGCTCTGGTGGTTCAACCATCGGGGCGAGCACTCGGTCCGCAACGACTCGGCCGCGCCCCGCATCCACGTCATTTTCGACGCCCAGGTGCCGGGCTTCGAGGTCCGCCCCCTGAGCTCGGTGGCCAGGAACCCTGCCGCCGGCGTGCGCATCGTCGAGGCGCCCCTGGGCGACCGGATCGACGACATGCACGAGCTGCTCGTCGCGCATTGGGACGAGGTAGCGAAGAACAAGCAGGTCATGGTGCTCAAGCCCGACCGGGACCGCTACGCGTTCCTCGACGAGAACAACGGCCTGCTGTGCCTCTGGGCCCTGGACCCCGACGGCGAGATCGTTGGCTACTCGGTCAACTTCATCGGGCCGCACATTCACTACGCCGACCTGGTGGTCGCCAACAACGACGTGCTGTTCCTGCGCGAGGACCTGCGCCCGTCGACCGTCGGGCTGCGCCTGATCCGGGAAACCGAGCGCATGGCCAAGGAGCGCGGCGCCAGGCTGATGCTCTGGCACGCCAAGGAAAACACCGCGCTCGCCAAGATCATGCCGCGCATGGGCTACGGCGTGCAGGACATCATTTTCAGCAAGGAGATTTGACGATGGCCATCACCGCAACCGTCGCCGCCGTCGCAGGGACGGCCTACGTCGCCGACAAGATGGACGACGCCAAGGACGCCAACAACGCGGCCGCCGCTGCAGCGCAGAGTGCCGCCGACCGCGAGGCGCGCGCCATCGAGGACCAGACCGCGGCGCTCCGGGCCCAGCTCGAAGAATCGCGCAAGCAGATGGAGCTGATGGCGCAGAGCAATCAGTCGCTGCTCACCCAGCAGCAGACTCAGTTCGAGACTGCGCTGCAGACCGAGCGCGAGCGCGCCGCGCAGTCCGCCCTGGCCCAGCAGACTCAGTTCGACACGCTGCTCACCCAGCAGCAGCAACAGTTCGCGCAGCAGTCCGAGCAGACCCGCACTCAGTACGAGCAGCAGGTCGCGCAGCAGCGCGAGCAGGCTGCAGCTCAAGCCCAGCTCGCCGAGGAGGCCCGCAACCGGGCGAACCAGAAGAAGCCGGCCACCGAGGAGTTCATTGCCAAGAACGAGCGCCAGGGCATGACCGGCCAGGCGAGCACGCTGCTCACCGGCATGCAGGGCGTGTCGGCCGCATCGCTGCCGCTCGGCCGCACGACTCTGCTGGGGGGCTAACGCATGGCCCTCATCAAGACACCGCGCGACCGGCTCTACTCCCGATGGGGGAGCCTCAAGACCGAACGGTCGACCTACTGGTCGCACTGGAAGGAAATCAGCGACTACCTGCTGCCGCGTTCGGGCCGGTTCTTCGTGACCGACCGCAACAAGGGCGAGCGCCGCCACAACAACATCTACGACTCCACCGGCACCCGCGCCCTGCGCGTGCTGGGGGCTGGGCTGATGGGCGGGGCCACGAGCCCCGCACGTCCCTGGTTCCGCCTGGCCACGGCTGACCCTGACCTGATGGACTACGCGCCGGTCAAGCTCTGGCTCTCCCAGGTGCAGCGCGGGATGCTCGACATCTTCCAGCGATCCAACACCTACCGCGCGCTGCACTCCATGTACGAGGAGATCGGCGCGTTCGGCACCGGCGCGTCCGTCGTGATGGACGACTTCGACGACGTGATCCGCCACCATGTGCTCACGACCGGCGAGTACGCCATCGCGCAGAACTACCGCGGCGAGATCGTGACGCTGTACCGCGAGTTCGAGAAAACCGTAGCCGAGCTGGTCGGCGAGTTCGGCATCGAGAACGTGAGCCCGACGGTCAAGAACCTGCACGACCGCGGGAGCCTCGACACCTGGGTGCCGATCATTCACGCCATCGAGCCGCGCATCGACCGCGACACGCGCCTGCGCGACGCGAAGAACATGCCCTTCATGTCCTGCTACTTCGAGGTCGGCCAGGACTCGACCAAGTTCCTGCGCGAGTCCGGCTTCAAGCAGTTCCCGGCCCTGGTGCCGCGCTGGTCCGTGATCGGCGGCGACATCTATGGATCGAGCCCCGGCATGGAGGCGCTGGGCGACATCAAGCAACTGCAGCACGAGCAACTGCGCAAGGCCCAGGGCATCGACTACATGACCAAGCCCCCGCTGCAGGCGCCGAGCTCGATGAAAAACCACATGATCGACACGCTGCCCGGCGGCACGACCTACGTCGACATGGCCGGCCCGTCGGCCGGGGTCAAGACCATGTTCGAGGTCCGCCTGGACCTAAACCATCTGCTCGCCGACATCCAGGACGTGCGCGGTCGGATCAACCAGACGTTCTACACCGACCTGTTCCTGATGCTGGCCAGCGCCCCGCGCAACAACATGACGGCCACCGAGGTCGCCGAGCGCCACGAGGAGAAGCTGCTGATGCTGGGCCCGGTGCTCGAACGCTTGCACAACGAGCTGCTGGACCCGCTGATCGAGCGCACCTTCGCCCGGATGATCGAGGCCGGCCTGGTGCCGCCCCCGCCCGAGGAGCTCCAGGGCGTCGACCTGAACGTGCAGTACGTGTCGATGCTGGCCCAGGCCCAGCGCGCGGTGGCCACCAACGGCGTCGACCGATTCGTCGGCAACCTGGGCGCGGTCGCGGCCATCAAGCCCGACGTGCTCGACAAGTTCGACTCGGACAAGTGGGCCGACGCCTACTCGGACATGCTCGGCATCGACCCCGAGCTGATCGTGCCGAACGAGCAGGTCGCGATGATCCGCAACGCACGCGCCCAGGCCGCAGCCGCTGCCCAGCAGCAGGCGCAGGTCGCCCAGGCCGCGGCGACCGCGAAGGATGCAGCCGCCGCCGGCGGTGGCGGACCCGAGGGGCTCACTAACGCGATGAGCATGTTCAGCGGCTACCAGTAAAGGACAACGACATGGCAATGGTCAACATGAAGCGCGCCCCCGAGCGCGAGGAAACCCCCGGCGAGATAGAGGCCGACGAGCCCCGCTACCCCTACGGGTTGTGCATCAGCCTGGGCAAGGACGAGCTGGAGAAGCTCGGCATCACGAGCCTGCCGACGGTCGGCGCCGCGATGAACGTGATGGCCCGCGCGACCGTGAAGTCGGTGAGCTCATACGAGACACAAGGCGAGGGCGCCGACATGCGCGTCGAGCTGCAAATCACCGACCTGGAGATCGGCCAGGCGTCGGGCACGATCGCCGCGGCCAGCGCGCTCTACGGCAACAACGCCTAAGTGGTGCGCGTACCTGATTCACCGGGCAATAGATTCGCGCCATGAGTTCATTCGATCCCCTCGACCTCCGGGGTCAGGAGCGAGCCGCCGAGGATGCCAAGCATCGCGAGCGGATCACCCAGGCAACCGAGGCCGACGATTTCAAGTGGCTCATGGGCAGCAAGCGGGGGCGTCGCATCGTGTGGCGCCTTCTGGATCGAGCCGGCGTGTTTCGGCTCTCGTTCAACACCAACGCGATGCACATGGCTTTCGCGGAGGGGAACAGAAACGAGGGCCTTCGCATCCTGGCGCAGATTCACTCGCTATGCCCTGAGCTGTACCCGGTGATGATGAAAGAGCAGATACATGACAACCGAATCGCTGATGACGGACGCCGCAACGACCACTGAAGGCAACGCATCGCAAGGCGCGCAGACCGCGACCGCAGCGCCCGCAGCTCAGGCTGCAGGGGACGCCGCAGCCGCAGCGAGCGCGCAGACCCAGCAGCAAGCCGCACCAGGTCAGACCGCAACGACCGGCACCGAGCCGAAACCGGGCGACCAGACCCAAGGCACTCAGGCCGACGCCCCCCAGGGCGCGCCCGAGAAGTACGAGTTCAAGCTGCCCGACGGCATCCAACTGGATGACAAGGGGCTCGGCGCGTTCTCCGAAGTCGCCAAGGACCTGAACCTGACCCAGGACGCTGCGCAGAAGGTGCTCGACAAGATGGGCCCGGTGATCGCCGGCCGTCATGCCGAGGTCCTGACCCAGGCGAAAGCCCAATGGGTCGAGGCCGCGCAGACCGACAAGGAGTTCGGGGGCGAGAAGCTCGCCGAGAACCTGGCGGTCGCGAAGAAGGCCCTCGACACGTTCGGATCGCCCGAGCTGCGCGCGCTGCTGAACGAGTCCGGTCTGGGAAATCACCCCGAGCTCATTCGGGCGTTTTTCAGGGCGGGCAAGGCAATCAGTGAGGACAAGTTCGTACCGGCAACGGGCGGCAGTCCAAAGGGGGCGAAGGATGCAGCCAACGCCCTCTACCCGAATCAGCAACGCTAAAAGGAGCTCTTAAATGGCAACTCTCGCAAACACCGCGCTCACCCTGGCCGATTGGGCCAAGCGCACCGATCCCGAGGGCCGCGTGCCCGTCGTGGCCGAGCTGCTCTCGCAGACCAACGAAATCCTGGAGGACGCACTGTTCGTCGAGGGCAACCTGCCCACCGGCCACCGTGTCGTGATCCGCACCGGCCTGCCGCAGGTCTACTGGCGCGCTCTAAACCAGGGCATCCCGAACTCCAAGTCGACGACCGCTCAGGTCGACGAGTCCTGCGGCATCCTCGAAGCCCGCAGCGAAGTGGACAAGGACCTGGCCGAGCTCAACGGCAACACGGCGCAGTTCCGCCTGTCCGAAGATCAGGCGTTCCTGGAGGCCATGAACCAGACCCAGGCGTCCACGATGTTCTACGGCAACCCGGCCACCGACCCCAAGCAGTACCTGGGCCTGGCCACTCGCTACGGCACGATCTCCGGTGCCGGCAACGCCGCCAACATCATCGACGCCGGTGGCACTGGCAGCGACAACACCTCGATCTACCTGGTGGTCTGGGGTGACAACACCGTGTTCGGCACGTTCCCCAAGGGTTCCAAGGCCGGCCTGATCCACAACGACCTGGGCGAGCAGACCGTCTACAACGCCGACGGCACCCGCCTGCAGGCCCTGGCCACTCAGTACCAGTGGAAGAACGGCCTGGTCGTGAAGGACTGGCGCTACGTGGTTCGCATCGCGAACATCGACGTGTCGAACCTGGTGGGCGAGTCCAGCGCCGCCGACCTCATCAAGCTGATGAGCCGCGCGCTCGACAAGATTCCGAACCTGAACTTCGGCAAGCCGGTGTTCTACATGAACCGCACCGTGTACTCGATGCTGCGCATCCAGGCCCTGAACAAGAGCCAGAACGTGCTGGCTGTCGAGAAGGGTCTGAACCAGTTCGGCACCGCCGCCAACTGGCTGTCCTTCGAGGGCGTGCCCCTGCGCAAGGTCGATGCCCTGCTCAACACCGAGGCCCGCGTGGTCTGAGGCTGACGCGAGGGGCTTCGGCCCCTTGCTCGCATGCGAACCGAACTTCTGAAAGGAACCCCGAAATGATTACCGACCAACTCCTCCGCGTTTCCAACGCCCAGGCCGTCACCACGACCGCCGTGTCCACCGATACCGTCGACCTGGGCGTGGCCCGCGACATCGGCGCCGGTGAGAACCTGTTCATGCACTTCACCGTGGGCACCGCCTTCGCCGGCGGCACGTCCACCGAAATGCAGGTGATCGGCAGCGCGTCCGCCGACCTGAGCTCGCCGACCGTGCTGGGCAGCTCTGGCGCCATCGCCACCGCTGGCCTGACCGCCGGCAAGCGTGTCGCCGTGCGCGTGAACCCGCAGATCGGCAGCAACGGCCTGCGCTACTTCGGCGCCCGCTACGTGGTCGTCGGCACGAACACCGCCGGCACCGTGACCGCCGACGTCGTGCATGGCGTGCAGGACTCCAAGGCTTACGCCTCGGGCTTCACCGTCGCCTGATAGGAGATCGGCATGGCGAAGTACCGCGTCCTCACCAAGTCCTTCATCAACAACACCATCGTCGAGGCGGGCGATGTCGTCGAGTACGACGGCAAGGCCGGCACGAACCTGGAGCTGGTCGAGGGCGACAAGCCCGAGGCCAAGGCGAAGGGCAAGGGTAAGGGCGCGGCGCCTGCCGCCTCCGACGCCGGCGACGCCGGTGCCGACCTGGTGTAAGGGTCCGATCCGTCTTTCTTAGCAGGAAGGCCATTCGGGGGGCTGCGCGTGAAAACGTCGGCCCCCCTTCTTTTTGATTGAAGGGGTGCGCGATGGCGTCCGAAGTCGATATTTGCAACCTGGCCCTGGGGCACCTGGGCGACAACGCCACCGTCGCGTCGCTCGATCCGCCCGAGGGTAGCGCCCAGGCCGAGCACTGCGCGCGCTTCTACCCGCTCGCGCGCGACGCGATCCTGGAGCTGCACGACTGGAACTTCGCCACCCGGCGCAGCCAGCCGGCGCAGATCACGAGCCCCTGGCCGCAGTGGAAATACGCCTACGTGCAGCCGGCCGACTGCCTGCGCGTGCTGGCCGTGCTCGACCCAGAGGCCACCGACGACTTCAGCATGAGCATGCCGAACCCCGGCATGGCGCAGTACACCCCGCAGCCCTTCGTGTGCGAAACCGACGAGGAGGGCCGCGAGATCGTCTTGACGAACCAGGAGAGCGCGCTGATCCGGTACGTCGCCTACGTGAGCGACACGACCAAGTTCACGCCCCTGTTCGTCACGACGCTGACCTGGCACCTGGCGTCGCTGCTGGCCGGCCCCGTCATCAAGGGCGACGCCGGCCGCGCCGAGGGCAAACGCTGCGAGGCGATGGCCGCGACCTGGTTGATCCAGGCCCGCAACTCCGACACCGCCCAGCGCCGCGTGAACCCGACGCACTCGGTCGGCTGGATCGCCGGTCGCTGAAGGGGACGACATGGCCAACGTGCGCACCTTCTCCCGATCCTTCGCCGGCGGCGAGGTCACGCCCGAGTTCTACGGGCGCATCGACGACGCCAAGTTCCAGACGGGCCTCGCCAAGTGCCTGAACTTCATCCCGCTGCCGCACGGCCCGGTGTCGAACCGCCCCGGCTTCGGCTTCGTGCGCGAGGTCAAGACCAGCTCGCGCAAGACCCGGCTGATCCCGTTCTCGTACTCGACGACCCAGACGATGGTCCTGGAGTTCGGCCACGAGTACGTCCGGTTCCACACGAACGGTGCCACCCTGATGAACGGCGCGAGCCCCTACGAGGTGGCGACGCCCTACGCCGAGGCGGACCTGTTCGACATCCACTTCGTGCAGTCGGCCGACGTGCTGACGCTGGTCCACCCGAACTACATCCCCCGCGAGCTGCGCCGCCTCGGCGCGCTCAACTGGACCCTCTCGACGATCACCTTCGCCTCCAAGCTCTCGCCGCCGACCAGCGTGTCGGCCACCGCGACGCCAGGCTCGACGCCCGGCACGCCGACGACGCATACCTACGTCGTGAGCTCGGTCGGCCCGAACGGCCTGGACGAGTCCACCTACTCGGCCATCGCCACCTGCTCGAACAATCTGTTCGACGACGGCGCGTTCAACACGATCACCTGGACCGCCGCCAGCGGCGCGACCCGGTACTACGTCTACAAGCTGTCGAACGGCCTGTACGGCTACATCGGGCAGACCCAGGGCACGAGCTTCAAGGACGACAACATCACGCCCGACGTGTCGGTGACGCCCCCGGAGATCAACGACCCGTTCCTGGGCGCCGGCAACTACCCGGCCGCGGTGTCGTACTTCGAGCAGCGCCGCGCGTTCGGCGGCACGCTCAACGCCCCGCAGACCCTCTGGATGACGCGCTCGGGCACCGAGTCGAACCTGAACTACTCGATCCCGACCCGCGACGACGACTCGATCCAGTTCCGCGTGTCCGCGCGCGAGGCGAACACGATCCGCCATATCGTGCCGCTGCAGGAGCTCGTGCTGCTCACCAGCTCGGCCGAGTGGCGCGTGACCTCGATCAACACCGACGCGATCACCCCGACGTCGTTCTCGGTCAAGCCCCAGAGCTACATCGGCGCCAACAACGTGCAGCCGGTGATCGTGAACAACAACCTGATCTTCGCCGCCGCCCGCGGTGGCCATGTGCGCGAGCTCGGCTACTCGGCCCAGGCCGGCGGATACATGACCGGGGACCTGTCGGTGCGCGCCCCGCACCTGTTCGACAACCTCGAAATCACCGACATGGCGTTCGCCAAGGCGCCCCAGCAGATCATCTGGATGGTGTCGACGTCGGGCAAGCTGCTCGGTATCACCTACGTGCCCGAGCACAACGTTGGCGCCTGGCACCAGCACGACACCGACGGCACCTTCGAGTCCTGCTGCGTCGTGTCCGAGGGCAACGAGGACGTGCTGTACGTCGTGGTCAAGCGCACCATCGGCGGCGCCACCAAGCGGTACGTCGAGCGCCTGGCCAGCCGCCAGTTCGTGAACCAGGCCGACGCGTTTTTCGTCGACTCGGGCCTGACCTACTCGGGCACGCCAGTCTCGACCCTATCGGGCCTGGGGCACCTGGAGGGCAAGACCGTTTCGATCTTGGCCGACGGCGCCGTCCACCCGCAGCGCGTCGTCACCGGCGGCGCGATCTCGCTCGACGTCGAGGCGTCCAAGGTCCACGTCGGCCTGCCGATCACGGCGGACATGCAGACCCTACCGCTGTCTTTCGAGGCCGAGGCGTTCGGCCAGGGCCGCGTGAAGAACGTCAACCAGGTATGGCTGCGCGTGTTCCGCTCCAGCGGCATCTTCGTGGGCCCGACGCCCGGCGAGCTGGTCGAGGCCAAGCAGCGCACGACCGAGCCATACGGCACGCCGCCGGCGCTCAAGTCCGAGGAGATTCAGGTGATGGTCACGCCGACCTGGGCTGACTCGGGCTCGGTCTACGTGCGCCAGTCCGACCCGCTACCGCTCACCGTCGTGTCGCTGACCCTCGAAGTCGCCATCGGGTCGTGACGCCTGCGAGCTGGTGCGCGTAGTCCGCACCGGCTCGCCTATCTTCGACGCCAAGCAAAAGGGGCATCAATGGCTGTTTCTTCCGTAGTGATGATGGGCGCGGGCATGGCCACTTCGGCCCTGGGCGCGTCCGCCGCTGCGTCGGGCCAGAAAACCCAGCTCCAGTACCAGGCGGCGATGGGCAAGCTCAACGCCGCGATGGCCGAAAGCGACGCGTCGCTGCTGGAGCTCAATGCCTCGATCAGCGACACCCAGGCCGACCAAGCGATTGCGATGGGCCAGCGCGAGCAGCAGAAGCTGCGGCTCGGTGCTGCCCAGCTCAAGGGCCGCCAGCGCACCAGTCTCGCTGCCAACGGCGTCGACCTGGGCGTGGGTTCGGCTGCGCGCGTGCTCGCCACGACCGACTACATGACCGAGGTCGACGCCGGCGAAATCCGCGCGAACGCCGCGCGTGCCGCCTTCGGCTACCAGGTGCAGCGCGTGAACCAGAAGGCCGCGGCCATGAGCGCCCGCGCCCAGGGCGTGAACTACTCGGCCGGCAGCGCGTTCGCTGCAGCCAGCGCCTCCGGTATCTCGCCGCTGGCCGCAGGCGTCGGCTCGCTGCTCGGCACCGCCGGCTCGGTCGCCCCCAACGTCTACAAGACCGGCCAGGGCGCGGGCTGGTGGTCCTGATGAAAGGCTGACATGCCGCGCGTTCCAACCTACGACAACTTCCAGGTCGACCCGACCAATCTGCCCAACGTGCAGGTGCGCCCCGTCGGCGCTCGATTCGACGCCCCGTTCACCGAGGGCATGGCCACCGCCCCCGGCCGCCAGCTCCAGCAGTTCGGCCAGGGCATGGCCCAGGCCGGCGCCGGCATCAACAAGATCGTGCTCGACGAGTTCGAGCAGGCGAACCAGACCCGCGTCAACGATGCGGTCAGCCAGGCCGCCAAGGCCCGCCTGGAGCTCACGTTCAACCCGAACGAGGGCTTTGTGAACCTCAAGGGCGAGAACGCCCTGAAGCGCCCCGGCGACAAGTCGCTCGACCAGGAGTACGGCGAGAAGTTCCAGGCGCGCGTCGACGCCATCGCGAAGGGCCTGGGCAACGATCAGCAGCGCCTGCGGTTCAAGCAGCAGGTCGATCAGATCGGCCAGCAGTTCCAGGCGAGCCTGAACCAGCATATCGCCCGCGAGTTCAACACCTACCAGGATTCGGTCGACGACGGGACCATCCGCACCGGCCAGGAGCAGATGGCGCTGGCCTGGGGCGACCCGGCCGCGATCCGCCAGGCGAGTGACGCCGTGCGCGCCGCGGTGGTCAACAAGACCAGCCGGTACGGCCTGTCGGGCAAGGCCGCCGAGGCCGCGCTGACCGAGGCCCTGTCGCCCGGTCACGCCGCCGTGATCTCGGCCGCGGTCGACGCCGGCAACGTCGATTACGCGCGCCAGTACCTGAAGGACAACACCGCCGAGCTCTCGCCGCAGGCCCGGCTGCAGCTCACCAAGGCCGTCGACGTCGGCGACTTCGAGAAGCGCACGCAAGAAGCTGCGGGCGACCTCTGGACCCGACACAACGGCGACATCAAGGCCGCGCTCGCCGAGGCCCGCACCAAGTTCTCGGGCAAGGACGAGGACGGCATCGTCACGCGCCTCAAGACCCTGGACGCCGAGAAGCAGGCCATCGACAACCGCGTGAAGTCGCAGGCCCAGGACACCGCCTGGGACATCTACAACCGCACCGGCTCGCTCGCCAAGATTCCCGCGTCCGTGCAGGCGGCAATGGACCCCCAGCATTGGGCGGCGCTCAAGAACACCGCACGCGCCGCGGCCGAGGGTCAGACCATCAAGACCGACCCGAACATCTACTACGCGCTGACCCTGGCCTCGGCCACCGACCCGAACTTCAAGGGCGAGGACCTGCGCAAGTACGCCGACAAGCTCTCGCCGACGGACTTCAAGCACTTCGTCGACCTGCAGGGCAAGGCCAACAAACCCGGCGAGTCCGAGCAGATGGCCACCGTCACCCAGCAGAAGGACGCCATCGTGAAGGCGCTGGAGCTCAAGGGCGCCGACGTCGGCGTTTTCCACCAGGTCGCCGACCGTGCGCTGCTCGCCGAGCAGACCCGGCTCGGTCGCATGCCGACTCAGGAGGAGCGCCAGCGCGTGCTCGACCGCCTGGTGCTGGAGGGCACGACGCCCGGCACGCTCTGGAACTCCAGCACGCGCGCCTTCAAGGCGCAGGCCGAGGGTAAGCCCTTCACGCCGGTATTCAACGACGCGCAGAAGCGCAACGCCACCGCAGCCCTGCAGCGCCAGGGCGTCAAGAACCCGACACCGCAGCAGGTCGACGCCGTGCTGCGCGCAACTTACGGCATGCAATGAGAACACCCGACGACTTCGACGCCGCCGCGGCCAAGGTGGCCGGCCAACTGTCCACCGATCCAATTGACGCCGCGGCCCGCCAGGTCGTCGACTCGCAGCGCACCCAGGCCAAGACCAGCCTGTACAACGCGCTCCTGCAGAACCCCGACATGGCCGCCCGCGCGCAGCGCCTGGGCCGCCAGGCCGGCATCCCGGCCGACGTCGTGCAGCGCAACCTCCCCGAGGTCGAGCGCAACGTGTTCCTGTCGGACTTCGACCGCATCCTGCAGAACTCGCCGACCGTCGCACAGTGGGTCGCCGATCCGAACAACGCCGCCGTGTCGCACGACGACGTGGGCGTGCTGGGCACCATCGAGTCGGCCGTGCGCTACATGGTCAGCGCACCGGGCGCCCCGCGTGGCGGCCTGATGTCTGACCTGGGCATGGTCGGCCAGGCCGGCGTGTCGGGCCTGCAGCGCGCGAGCGCCGGCGTCGTGGGCGCCGTGCAGGCGCCGTTCGAGCTGGCCGCGCCGCTCGCCGATCCCCTGGTCGGGCGCGTGCTGCCGGCCAATCCGCTGCGCGCCACCGCCGAGGGCCTGGCGCAGTACCGCCGCAGCATCGAGGCGCAGGCCAAGGCCAACACCCCCAAGGCCGAGGGCGTGGTCGGCGCCGGCGTGATCTCGGGCGTGCAGTCGCTGTCGACAAACCTGGCGAGCCTGCCGCTGCTGCTGTTCGGCGGCCCTGGCGGCCAGCAGGCGTACATGACCCAGATGGTCACGCCGGTGTTCGGCCAGTCCTACGGCGAGGCCCGCGACAAGAACGTCGCGCCGCTGCAGGCGCTGTCGTTCGGTGTCTCGCAGGCCGCGGTCGAGTACGCGACCGAGAAGCTGCCGGTGGCCAAGCTCATCGGCGACCTGAAGGTCGGCGCGCCCCTGTACCGCGTCGTGGCTAATCAGCTCGCGACCGAAATCCCCGGCGAGCAGCTCGCCACCGTCCTGCAAGACCTGAACGAGTGGGCGGTCCTGAACCCCGACAAGCCCTTCCGCGAGTACCTGGCCGAGCGCCCGAACGCTGCCGCCCAGACCTTGATCGCGACCGTCGTCGGCGTCGGTGGCCAGATCAGCGTGGTCAAGGGCATCGAGGCGATGGTCGGCTCGCTCGCCGATCCGCGTGGCGTGGAGGAGGGCGGCCAGGCCGCAGCATCGAGCGCCACGATCCAGACCATCGTGGAGGGTGCGCTGCAGATGCGCATCAAGGGCGCCCAGGCCGAAATGGCCGAGCGCGACGCCCAGGCCCTCACGCAACTGACCGAGCTGGTCAAGCAGTCCAAGCTCGCCCAGCGCGACGCCGGCACGTTCCAGGAGTTCGTGCGCCAGGCGGCCCAGGACGGCCCGGTGCAGGACGTCTACGTGAACGCCCAGGTGTTCGCGCAGATGGCCCAGGAGGCCGGCATCACCGAGCAGCAACTGCCCGAGGGCGTGCGCACGCAACTGCCCGAGGCGCTCGCTACCGGCGGCGACCTGCGCATCCCCATCGAGGAGTTTGCCGCCCAGATCGCGCCGACTCAGTACGCCCAGGCGCTGCTCGATCACGTCAAGACCGACCCGCTGGGCATGAGCCGCGCCGAGGCCCAGGTCTACATGCAGACCCAGGTCGAGGAGCTGCGCCAGCAGGTCGACCGGGCGCTGGCCGAGCGCGACCAGGACGTGCAGTTCAAGACCCAGATCGACCAGGTGCGCGGCGAGTTCAAGTCGCAGCTCGACGCCGCCAATCGCTTCACCCCGGAGGTGAACGATTCCTACGCGAACCTGCTCGCCAACTTCTACGCCGTCACCGCCGCGAAGGTCGGCACGACGCCGCAGGAGTTGGTCAAACGCTACCCGCTGCGCGTGCAGGCCGAGGGCGTGGCCGGCGCCGCCGCGACGTTCGACCAGACCGAGCAGCCCGAGCGCGACCTGGTGGTGACGCACAACCTGACGGCCGACAACCTGCGGTTCGCGCAGCGCATGGGTGGCCTTGCGGTGCCGTCGCTGGCCATCACCAAGAAGGACACGCCGCTCACCAACTTCGGCGAGATCACGCTGGTGGGCGACGAGAAGATGGCCGACCCCAAGGGGTACGCCTCGACCAAGGTGTTCGGCGCCGACATCTACTCGCCGCGCTACCCGAGCATCGAGCGCGACATCGACCGCAAGGCCCAGGCCGCGCTCGACAAAAAGTTTCGCCCGATGGCCGACCGCATGGGCATCAGCCTGCCGGGCACGTCCGAGCTGCAGCGCGACGCCCAGCGCGAGCTGGAGCGCAACCTGGCCGTGATGGGCCAGTTCCTGCGCGACAACGGCATCGAGCCGACGCTGGTCGACCGCCCCGGCATGACACCCGAGCGCGAGGCGCGCCTGCGCGAGTTCGGCCTGGGTCCGTTCCTGGACGTCGCCGACTCGTGGGCGCTGCGCGAGGACCCGGCGTTCCAGCGGGCAGCACTGGCCGAGCTGATCGACGCCTATGAGTCGATGGAGGGCAAGCGCGCGGCGTTCGTTCAGAAGCTCAAGACCGACGAGGACGCCCAGCGCAACATGGTGCGCGACACGGCCATCGAGATCGCCAACGCCGCGAAGCTGCGCCAGCAGCCCGAGGTCGAACGCTACGCCACCCAGAAGGCAATGGAGGCCCAGGTGGCCGACGCCGACCTGGGCAACGCGTTCCAGGAGTACGTGGCCGAGCTGATCCAGAGCATCACCAAGAGCGAGCGCATCTTCCAGGGGTTCACCTACTCGGGGAACCGAAAGTACATCCCGCACACCCTGGAGAACGTCGTGAAGCTCCTCAAGAAGGAGCTCCGGGGCGGCGAGAACTTCAACTACGGCGTGGGCTCGCTACGCGCGCAGTACACCCCGCAGTTCAAGTCGGTCGCGCAGATTCGCGCCAGCAAGGACCGACTGATCTCGGCCGAGCAGTTCGAGGCGGTCAAGAAGGAGATCGACGCCGAGTTCCTGCAGGTCGTGTCGGCGATCAACCCGGACCTGTCGCTCGACACCGGCGTCGCAATCATGGAGGACGCCGCGAAGAAGGGTGTCGTGCGCGCCGCCAAGGACTACGGCTACGAGCTCACGCCCGAGGTCGCCCAGCAGGTCGGCAACTTCCTGGACAAGCTGCGCACGCTGCCGACCGCGTACTTCGAGGCGAAGATTCTGCGCGAGGTCAGCCTGTCCGAGTTCAAGGGCGCGGTCGTGCCCGAGGGCACGGACCCAGCGGTGATCGAGCTGCTGAAGGACGCCGGCGTCACCGACATCAAGACCTATGCCAAGGGCGACGAGGCCGACCGCGCCGCAAAGATCGGCGAGTTCGACAACCTCTTTTTCCAGGGCACCGGCAATCGCGGGCAGATCGCGTTCGGCCAAGACATCACCCAGGTGCCCAGCATCATTACGCTGCTCAAGGGTGCCGACCTGTCGACGTTCCTGCACGAGTCCGGGCACTTCTTCCTGGAGGTGCAGTTCGACCTGGCCAGCCGCCTCGCCGGCGAGAACGCAATGTTCGGCGCCGAGTCGGCCACCCCCGGCGAGCAGGCCATCCTCAAGGACACCCAGGCGCTGCTCGACTGGTTCGGTGTGCAGACCATCGACGAGTGGTTCAACCTGCCGATGGAGCAGAAACGCTCGTATCACGAGCAGTTTGCCCGCGGGTTCGAGGCGTACCTGTTCGAGGGCAAGGCCCCGAGCATCGAGCTGCAGGGCATGTTCCAGCGGTTCCGCGCCTGGCTGCTACGCGTCTACAAGGATCTGAAGGCCCTGCGCGTCGAGCTCACCGACGAGGTGCGCGGCGTGATGGACCGCATGCTCGCCACGACCGAGCAGATCGAGCTGGCCGAGAAGGGCCGCTCGATGCTGCCGCTGTTCACCGAGCCGCAGCAGGCCGGCATGACGACCGAGGAGTTCGCCGCCTACCAGGAGCTCGGCACCCAGGCGACCCAGGACGCAATCGAGGACCTGCAGGCCCGCACGCTGCGCGACATGGCCTACATGCGCAACGCCCGCGGCCGGGAGGTCAAGAGGCTGCAGCGCGAGGCCGCGGCACGCCGCGCCGAAATGCAGATCGAGGCCCGGCGCGAGATCATGTCGCAGCCGGTGTACCGCGCGTGGCAGTTCCTGACCGGCAAGCTCGACGCCAACGACAAGGCCATGATGGCCCCCGAGCCCGAGCGCAAGTCGCGCCCCGGCCCGGTGGACCCGACCGTCGACTCGCTGTTCGTGGCCATCGCCAAGATGGGCGGCCTGGACCGCAAGGCCGTCGAGTCGCAGTGGGGCTGGGACCCGAAAGAGCGCAGCCCGATGCCGATCTTCGGCAAGTACCTGCTGCGCCGCGAGGACGGCCTGAGCCTGGACGCGATGGGCGAGCAGCTCGCCGAGTACGGCTACTTGCCCAAGGACGAGAACGGCAAGTTCGACGGTCGCGACCTGGAGGACAAGTTCGACGCCGAGTACCGGGGCGACCCGCAGTACGCCTACGCGAAGGACTACACCGAAGCCCAGGGCGAGCGCCGCCCCGGCGAGGACGCCGACATCGAGTACATGGGCGCCGGCCGCCTGGACCTGTTCGCGCTCAAGGACATGGCGCTGCCCGAGGAGATCGTGCAGATCATGGAAAACCTGAAGATGACGGCCAAGGACGGGATTCACCCCGACCTGGTGGCCGAGTCGTTCGGGTTCACGTCGGGCGACGAGCTCGTGCGCACGCTGGCCATCGCCGAGGCGCCGAAGGTCGCCATCGAGGGCCTGACCGACCAGAAGATGCTGGAGCGGTACGGCGAGCTGGCCACCCCCGAGGCCATCGAGCGCGCCGCCGACCAGGCGATCCACAACGACACCCGCGCCCGGTTCGTGGCCACCGAGCTCAATGCGCTGCAGAAGGCCACCGGCAAGCCGAAGGTGCTGGCCCAGGCCGCGCGTGAATACGCCCGGCAGATCGTCGACCGGCTGCTGGTGAGGAACGTCAAGCCCAGCCAGTACGCCGCCGCCGAGGTGCGCGCATCCAAGGCCAGCGAGAAGGCCATGAAGGCCGGCGACACCGCCCAGGCCGCAGCCGAGAAGCGCAACCAGCTCGTGAATACCTACGCGACGCGCGCCGCGCACGACGCGCTGATCGAGGTCGAGAAGGGCCTGCGGTATCTGAAGAAGTTCGAGGGCGAGGGCACCCGCAAGGCCATCGACGTCGACTACCTGGACCAGATCGACGCGATCCTGGAGCGGTTCGACCTGCGCGCCGGCGTGTCGCTCAAGGCCATCGAGAAGCGCAAGGCCCTGGCCAAGTGGATCGGCGAGCAGGAGGAGCTCGGCATCGACGTCGAGCTGCCCGAGAAGATCGCGGCCGAAGCCTTCCGCCAGTCGTACAAGGACCTGACCGTCGAGGAGTTCCGCGGCCTGGTGGATTCGGTCAAGCAGATCGAACACCTGGGCCGGCTGAAGGAGAAGCTGCTGACTGCAGCCGACAACCGCCGGTTCGCCGACGTCGTGCGCGAGATCACGATGTCCATCGAGGAGCACGCCGGCGACAAGCGGGCGAACAACCGCACGCGCGACACCGCGATGAACCGCGCCGTGAACCTGTTCAAGGGGTTCCTGGCCAGCCACCGCAAGACCGCGAGCCTGGCGCGCGAGCTCGACGGGTTCCAGGACGCGGGTCCGATGTGGACCTACCTGATCCAGTCGATGAACGCCGCCGGCGGCCAGGAGGCCACGATGCGCGCCGACGCGACCCGGCGCCTTACCGAGCTGCTCAAGCCGGTCCTGGCCGAGGGCCGCATGGGCGGCAAGGGGCAGTTCTTCCCGAGCATCGCCGAGTCCCTGAACCGCGGCGAGCAGCTCGTGCTGGCGCTGAACATGGGCAACGCCGGCAACCAGCAGCGACTGCTGGACGGTCGGGGCTGGACCTTCGAGCAAGTCGTGCCGGTGCTGCAGAACCTGAGCGCCGCCGACTGGCAGTTCGTGCAGCAGGTCTGGGACTTCTTCGAGTCCTACCGCCCGCAGATCGCCGCCAAGGAGCGCCGCGTCATGGGCAAGGAGCCGGCCTGGGTCGAGCCCCTGCCGCTGACCGTGGAAACCAAGGACGGCGAAACCTTGAGCCTGCGCGGCGGGTACTTCCCCATCGTCTACGACTCGCGCGAGTCGGGCAGGGCAGAGCAGCAGGCCGACGCCGAGGCGGCGCGCCAGCAGATGAAGGGCGCGTTCGTGGCCGCCACGACCCGGCGCTCGTTCACCAAGACCCGCGCCGAGCAGGTGACGGGCCGCCCCCTGGTGCTGACCTGGGACGCGCTGTTCCGTGGCGTCAACGACGTGATCCACGACCTCGCCTGGCACGAGTGGGTGATCGACGCGAACCGCATAATCAAGAACGAGCAGGTCGACAAGGCGATCCGCTCGACCTACGGTGCCGACGTCGTGCAGCAGTTCAAGACCGCGATCCGCGACATCGCCGCCGGCGACGCGCCGAACCACGACGCCCTGGCCCGAGTGCTGACCCCGCTGCGCACCGGCGCTGCGGTCGCCGGCCTGGGCTTCAACCTGATGAACGCCATGCTGCAGCCGCTGGGCCTGACCCAGAGCATCGTGCGCGTGGGCGCGAAGTGGATCGCGATGGGCACGGCCGAGTGGGCCAAGTCGCCCGTCGGCCTGGTGCGCCAGGTGCATGAGAAGTCGGAGTTCATGCGCAACCGCCACCGCACAATGCAGCGCGAGCTCAACGAAATTCAGTCGGTCGTGCAGGGCAAAGGCCCGGCGCGCGCGAAACTGGATGCGCTGATGTTCGCGCCCATGCAGTCGCTGCAGCTCGTGGCCGACATGCCGACCTGGTGGGGCGCCTACCAGAAGGCACTGGCCGAGGCGCCGGTGGACATGGCCGAGGACGTCGCCGAGGACCGCGCGATCAAGCTCGCCGACCAGGCGGTGCTCGATGCGCAGTCGGGCGGCCAGGTGAAGGACCTGGCGCTGATCCAGCGCGGCGGCCCGATGCAGAAGCTGTTCACCGTGTTCTACGGGTACTTCAGCGCCTCGTACAACCTGGGCGTCGAGCGAGCCAAGGCCACCAACTACCGCAGCCCGCTGGAGGTCATGCACCTGGCCGGCGACTTCCTGCTGCTGTACTCGGTGCCGGCGGTGCTGGCTGCGCTCATCAAGGACGCGTTGCAGCCGGGCGGGGGTGACGACGAGGACGAGCTGGCCAAGAAGCTGATCGGCGAGCAGATCAGCTACCTGATGGGTCTGTTCGTGGGCCTGCGCGAGATCACCGGCGCCGTGCAGTACGCCACCGGCACCAAGCAGTTCGACATGGCCTACGGCGGCCCGGCCGGCCTGCGCTTCTTCCAGGAGCTCGACAAGCTAGGCAAGCAGATCGGCCAGGGCGAGCTGGATCGGGCGCTGGCCAGGTCGGTCGTGAACGTCGGCGGTGTCGTGCTGCACCTGCCGAGCGGGCAGATCAACCGGACCATCGACGGCGTGATCGCGATCAGTGAAGGGCAGACCGACAACCCGGCGGCCCTGCTGTTCGGCGTCGAGAAGTGACGGCTACGCGCGCGGGCTGAGTTGCTTCAGCAGCTCGTGCATCGTGTCGCCGGCGGCGATGGCGGCCTTGTGCAGAGCGGCGAGCTCGCGCTTCGTGACGTGCCGGTCGTGCTTGCGCAGGCTGCGCAGCTCCTTCTCGACGCGCACGTCGCCCTTGTCGCTCATGTAGACGTGCGCCATCGGCGGGTTATGCGCGACCAGGTTGCGCTGGCCAGTCAGGCGGCGGACCTCGACGAACAAGGCTGTGACCCGCTGGCGCTGGTCCTCGGTGCTCGCGTGCTTGAGCGCCAGGGCCTCGGCGATCTTCACCCGCTGCTCCAGGGCCAGCTCCAGGCATGCGCCCCGCAGCTCGAACGACCCGAACACCTGGATGCAGAGGTTCGTCCAGAACTCCAGGTTCGTGAACGACACCATGAACCTGCCAACCGGCAGCGCCCACTCGTCCATGTGGGCGTCCCAATCCTTGACGCTGGTCCGATAACCCGAGCTCATGGGTTCGCCTCGTGGGGTGCGGGCCGGCCAGTATAGGGCGGGCCAGGTGCGCGTACCGGAGCCCCTTGCGCAGATCATTCCGCCAGCGCATTAGGGGCCCTACCGATGACGATTTCCAGTCAAACCCGCAAGGCCGGGCCGTTCATTGGCAACGGCTCGACGACCGCCTTCCCGTTCACGTTTAAGGTGTTCGCTGCGAGCGACCTGGTGGTCACGCGCGCCAATCTCACCGGCGCCGAAACCGTCCTGGCGCTGGGCACCGACTACAACGTCAGCCTGAACGCGAACCAGAACACAAACCCCGGCGGCTCGGTTACGTTGACGAGCGCCCTGGCCACCAACTTCAAGCTCGTGCTGTCGAGCGCGGTGCCGAACCTGCAGCCGGTGGACATCACCAACAACGGCGGGTTCTACCCCAAGGTCATTAACGACGCGCTGGATCGCCTGACGATCCTGGCTCAGCAGAACACCCTCGACAATTCGCGGTCGGTGAAGGTGCCGATCACGTCTAGCGTCACCGGCGACGAGCTCACTGCGCAACTGTTCGATGCGCGCGACCAGGCCGCGGCCAGCGCATCCGATGCGGCGAGCTCCCAGGCCGCTGCAGCAGGATCGGCCAGCAGCGCCGCCGGCAGCGCCACGACCGCCTCGACTCAGGCCAGCGCCGCGTCGACCAGCGCGACGAACGCCGCCACCTCGGCCAGCGCCGCAGCCGGCTCGGCCACCGCCGCCGCGGGGAGCGCCACGACCGCAGCGACCCAGGCGACGAACGCCTCGAACTCGGCGACCGCCGCAGCCACCAGCGCCACCAACGCCGCCACCTCGGCCGGCACGGCCACGACCCAGGCCGGCATCGCCACGACTAAGGCTGGCGAGGCGACGACCGCTGCCGCCGCTGCTGCTGGCTCGCAGACCGCCGCCGCGTCGAGCGCATCGAACGCCGGCACGTCGGCCACCAACGCATCGAACTCGGCCACCAGCGCCAGCAACTCGGCCACCAGCGCCGCGAGCTCCGCAAGTGCTGCGAGCACGTCGGCCGGCCAGGCAGCGACCAGCGCGACCAACGCCGCGAACTCGGCGACTGCCGCCGCCGGCAGCGCCACGACCGCCACGACCCAAGCAACGAACGCCTCGAACTCAGCCAGCGCCGCGGCTACCAGCGCGACGAACGCCGCGAACTCGGCCACGACCGCCACGACCCAGGCGACCAACGCGTCGAACTCGGCCACCGCCGCAGCGAGCTCCGCATCGAGCGCCGCGGCATCGGCCGCGTCCGCGGCTGCTGCCCTCGACTCGTTCGACGACCGCTACCTGGGGCCCAAGACTGCGAACCCGACCGTCGACAACGACGGCAACCCGCTTGTCACCGGCGCGCTGTACTACCGCACGACCGCGCCGATTGGCATGAAGGTCTATGACGGAGCGCAGTGGATTGAGGCATCGGCCGCGCAGCAGGCCAGCCTGGTGACGTTCGAGTACGTGGCCACCGCCGGGCAGACGACGTTCTCGGGTGCCGACGCGAACGGCGTGACCTTGAGCTACACGGTCGGCAACGTGTTCGTGTCGGTGAATGGCGTGCGCATCCGGCCTGGTGACGACTTCACTGCGACGACTGGCACGAGCATCGTGCTGCTGGTGGCTGCGACCGCCGGCGACGAGATCATCATCGACGCGTTCCGCACGTTCGAGGTGGCGAATACGTATACCCAGGTGCAGGCCGATGCGCGCTTTGCTCGCAGCGACATCGACGCCACGATCAACGGCGTGCGCGTGGGGCGAGGTGCGGGCAACGTTGCCGGAAACACTGTTGTTGGCCCGAGCGCAGGCTCAGCCCTGACGAGTGGGCAAAAGAACACCATTATCGGCGGCTACACCGGAAACCAAGGTGGCCTCGACATCCGCGCAGCGAACAACAACATCGTGCTGTCGGATGGGGATGGGAACATAAGACTAGCGCACAACGGAACCAACTGGTTCGGCGCGCCCAGTGCGACATCTGGCGGCATCGTCGACTGGACATACATCGTTGGGCAGGTTGCTACAAACTACACCGGGACAAGGTATTTGCTGATTGCAAGTTTGGCTGTAGCAGACGCGTTCAATTTGGTCGGCGATATCAATGCCTCCTCGTGGACTACTTGGAACATGTGCAATGTGTTCTTCAGAAAAGAGTTCAACAGTACGTCGCTGTCTGGAACATTGACTGGAATCTCGAAGTCATCGGTTACGGTGAGCCTTGTTGACATTACCTTCTCTGGCGTTCGATACGCAGCAATTAAGTTTGCCGGGGGTGATCCAAGCATCAAACTGAATGTCGTCGGTGAAAGAATTACATCCCTTGCGGTCAACGGAGCCATGCAGTTCATCAACGGAACCGCCGGCGTTACAGAAAACAGCGTGATTGCGTCTTACTGATCGGAATGCACATGAGCACTATCTCTTGGAAGATCGTCAACCTGACCTACCTGACTCAACTTGGACCGCATTCCGATGTTGTTGTCTCGGCGTCATGGCAATGCGTTGCGTCGCAGGATGGTGCATCCATGCCGGTCGGCGGCTCCTCAAGCTTTCGTTTACCGGCTGACAGCTTTACCCCGTATCAAGACTTAACCGAGGAGCAAGTGCTTCAGTGGGTATTCAATGATATGGGGGCGAGTGCTGTGACGCAGGTCGAGTCGCAAGCAACAGAGGGGCTGCAAAGGCAGCAGTCTGCGCAGCCAACAACGCCACCACTTCCGTGGCTGAAACGGGCGGCCTGAACGTGAATGAGCAACCGACCGCAGAACAAAATGGCTTGCCACTACAGCGCGGCTATTGACTGCGATACCGCAGTAATCAACCAGCAGCACAGAGCTAGAAAGGACGGGCCGATGTTTGGGACGCGCACGAGAACTTGCAGGACTTGAATTTCAATCGCAGCGGGCTGACGTCGCCGCAGCGACCGGCGTCGCGACGACGATCTTCACGCTGCCCAGCGTGCCGTTTGCGACATACATCCTGACCGCCGGCATTTACGCAAACGACGTGCCGAACTATCACGAGGTCGCGCTGGTGATGACCCAGGGCTCGTCGGTCGTCATCACGACGTTGAACAACTCGAACCTGATCGCCCTGTCGGCGAGCGGCCTGAACATTCAGGCGACCCAGAGCAGCGGCGCGTCCAATACGGTGCGCGCGTTCTTGACCCGATTGAATCTCGACACGTAAGCCTGCGAGAAAGGCCCATGCACATGCCCAACAAGGAAATCGAATTGACCGAAGCCCAGATCGAAGCAATCGCGGAGCGGGCCGCCGAGGTCGCGCTGGAGAAGGTCTACACCGAGGTCGGCAAGTCCGTCCTCAAGAAACTCGCGTGGCTCACCGGCGTCGCGGTCGTGGGTATGGCCATGTGGCTCGCTGGGCATAACGCCCTGCCGAAAGGCTAACTATGCTGGACCTGCTCGGCGGAGGTGTTCTCGGGTCGCTGATCGGTGGCGCCTTCCGCCTGGCGCCCGAGGTCCTGAAGTGGCTCGACCGCAAAAACGAGCGCGCACACGAGCTCGCGATGTTCGAGCGCCAGTGCGAGCTGGAGAAGGTGCGCGGCCTGCAGAAGATGGCCGAGATCGGCGCCGAGCGCGACCTGGCGGTCGATACCGGCGTGATGGCCGCGTTCAAGTCGGCCATCGACCAGCAGACCGAAATGGCCAAGGTCGCCGGCGGGTTCGTCGCAGCCCTGTCGGCGAGCGTTCGCCCGGTGATGACTTACTACCTACTGCTGGCCTACGGCATCGTCAAGATCGCGATGTTCTTTCTGCTGCGCCAGCAGGGCGTCGTGGGTGTCGAGCTCGTCGGCAAGATGTGGACGCCCGACGACATGGCGCTGCTGTGCGGGGTCGTGAACTACTGGATCATGGACCGCACCCTGGCCAAGCGCGGCCTGGCATGAACCTGGAGCTGGCCACCGAGCTGTGCCGGCGCTTCGAGGGGTTCCGGTCCAAGCCCTATATCTGCCCGGCCGGCGTGCCGACCATCGGGTACGGGTCGACCTACTACCCCGGCGGGCGCAAGGTGACGATGGCCGACGCGCCCGTCACCGAGCCCCAGGCGCGCGCGATGTTGGTCGCAGAGCTCCTGCATACCTACGCCCCCGGCGTGATCCGCCAGTGCCCCGGCCTGCTGCCCCTGGCGCTCATGGCCGACGACTGGCGCAAGCTCAACGCCATCGTCGACTTCGCCTACAACCTGGGCGTCGGCCGGCTGCAGACCTCGACCCTGCGCCGGCGGATCAACGCCGGCGACTGGCAGGGCGCCCAGACCGAGCTGATGAAGTGGGTCCGCGGCGGCGGTCGCGTGCTGCCCGGCCTGGTGGCCAGGCGCCGCGCCGAGTGCGAGCTGCTGGTCTAGCGTTTGTTCCGCGGCGGCGGGCGAAACCCGCCGAGATCGGCGACGAGCTGGACGGTGGCCTGCATGAGCGTTTCCAGCGGGTTCTCGCGGCAGTGCTTGTCGAAGTACGCGACGACCGTGCCCTCAGATGGAAAGTCGTTGATCTGAGGATAGGTGCTCCACTGGTTGTAGCCCGAGATATACCCCCAGACCCAGCTCGCGATGTAGGTCATGTCCTGCCGGTCCTCGCGCGCCTTCAGGTAAGCCCCGCACGTCACGGCGCTCGCTCCTCCTGAAGTGAAAGCCCGCTGCGCATGGGCGGCGGGCAAGATCATGGCGACCAGGACGGCGGCGAGCAGGGTGCGTTTCATGGGTCACTCCTGCCCGCAAGCGTAGCGCGCACGCAACCAATAGCCCAGCCCCCGAACGGGTGGAGGCTGCAGTGGCGGCCGGCGCGCTAAGTGTCTGATTATCTTTGTATTAGTTCGATCTTGTAGCCGTCGGGGCGCTTTGAACGGTCTAGAAAAATCAATAGCTTGCGCGCTTGACGACCTGCTCGGATGGCCTGAAATTGACCTCCAGCCGCCACAAAATGGCGGCTGAGAATCCGCGGTTCAGGTAGAGTAGCCGTCTGATCGAGTTCGAGGCAGACATGGCACGCGCAAGGCAGAAACCGTCGGGCAGGTGGGAGATCGGGCTGCGGCATCCGTCGCTCCCTGGGGGCCGCAAGTACTTCCAGTTCGACACCGAGGCCGAGGCGAACGCCTATGCCGAGCAGTGGCGCTTGATGAAGATGGCCAACATGGCGCCGCCGGCCGAGCTGCTCCAGCCGGCCGAGCAGCCGAGCGTCAGCCTGGGCGCCGTGATCCGGGCCTGGGCGTCGAGTGGCCTGGCCGCGCCCTCGCAGCAGTCGCCGCTGGGCTCGCTGATGTCCGAGGTCGGCGAGGTCAAGCTGGCCGACGCCAGCTACGAGTGGCTGTCGGGATACGTGCAGCGCCTGAAGGTGAAGAACAACCTGGCGCCGAACTCGATCCGTCACCGGGTCCAGGCGCTCGGCCGGGCCATCGACGAGTACCTGCGCAAGAACCCGAAGGTGAAGCTGGCGAACCCGACCAAGCTGCTGCCGCGGGGATATAGCACCTACACCGAGCTCGACACCAAGCTGGCGCAGGCCGCCGGCAAGGACGCGAAGCACGACGTCGAGCGCGACCGGCGCCTGCACCCTGGCGAGGAGGAGCGGATCGTCGCGGCCCTGTCGGGTGTGCAGCGCGAGGACCGGCAGCGGGCGCTGCCCCTGCACGGCGGTGGCCGGGCGATGCTGACGTTGTTCCTGGTGATCGTGAACTCGGGCCTGCGCCTGCGTGAGGCGTACATGCTCAAGCGGGGCCAGGTTGACCTGGAGCGCAAGGTCATGCGCGTGCAGTGCTCGAAGCAGTGGCGGGGCAAGGTCGCGTTCCGCGACGTGCCGATCTCGCCGGCGGTCTACGACGCGCTGGTGAAGTACTTGGCCACCAGGCCGTCCATGCTACCCGGCGCGTACCTGTTCCCGTTCATGGAGGAGGAGCCCGAGCTGTCCATGAAGAAGGTGTCGCAGCGCCTGTCGTTCAGGTTCCTGCACGCGTTCGAGTACGCCGGCTGCGAGGACCTGCACGAGCACGACCTGCGCCACGAGGCGACCTGTCGCTGGCTGGAAATGCGCGACGCCACCGGCAACTGGATGTTCCGCCTGGAGGAGGTCAACCGCATCATGGGCTGGTCGAACAACTCGACGATGGCCCAGCGGTACGCGAGCTTCCGCGGCTCGGACTTCGCGGCCCGGATGTGGGCTACGCCTTCCAAGGCACCGGCAGGGGCGGGGGCACCTGGCGCCGCTGCTTGAGGGGCGTCGGCATCACCTCCCGCACCTGGCGCTTGGAGCGGCGCTCGGCCGCCTCCTCGCGCGCCTTTTGCGCCAGGTAATCCAGCAGGTCGGCACGCACGAACAACCAAGACCGGCCGATCTTCAGGCCGGGAATCTCGCCGGCGCGGGCGAGCTCCTCGACCTGCTCGGGCGTGCAGCGCAGGAGGTTCGCGCACTCGTTGGAGTCGATGGTGTCGGTCATGGGTCAGTCCAGGCCGCGGCGATCCCGGCAGTGGGCGCAGGCGCCGTTCACCAGGCGCCCGGACCATTCGCCGCAGAAGTCGCACTCGCCGGGCTTGCCGGGCGGGATGTCCTTCGCGGCCCGGCGCATGGCCTCGGCCAGGTGGCGCTCGATCTCCTGGTCGGCGCGGTCGGCGTCGTCAGTCATGGGCACCTCCTTCGCGTGGCATCTTCACCAGGTCGCGCGCCAGCGCGCGCACCTCGTTCGTGACCGCGTGCCCGAGGTCCTCGGGATCGAGCAGCCGCAGCAGAAACGTGCGCAGCCTGATGTTGTGGTCGGTGATCCGCTCGGCTGCGAGCTCGATGGGGGACTTCGGTTCTTCGGTCATTTCGTTCTGGCTTTCATGGCTTCGAGCAGCAGGTCCTGCACGGCGCGCTTGGAATCCCGGCGCGCCATCACGAGCTCGTCGACTGTCCCGGCTGCGACGATGTGGTGGATGAACACCGGGCGGTTGTGCCCGGCCTGGGCCTGGCGCGTCGGGCCGATCCGTTCGACGATCTGCTGGTATTCCTCCAGGTTCCACCAGTGACCGAAGAAGGCGAGGATGTTCCCGCCGTCCTGCAGGTTCAGGCCGTGCCCGGCGCTGGCCGGGTGGGCGAACAGGACGGGAATCTTCCCGGCGTTCCAGTCCCTGATGGTCTGCGGATCGGCGTCGAGTACGCGTCCCCTCGGGAAAGCCTTGAGCAGTCGGGCCAGGTCCGACTTGAAGTGGTAGGCCACGAGGACCGGCATGCCGGCCGCCTCCTCGACGATCTCCTCCAGCGCCTGCAGCTTCACGTCGTGGACCTCGGACCAGGTGCTGCATGAGTCGTCGGTGTAGACCGCGCCGTTGGCGAGCTGCAGGCACTTGATCGTCTTGCTGGCGGCGTTGAACGCCTCGACCTCGGAGCCGTCGATCTCCATGAACATTTCGCGCTCCATGTCCCGATAGAGCTGGCGGGCCTTGGCCGGCAGCTCGACGCGGATCACGTTCACGATGGGCTCGTCGATGTCGAAGTAGTCGCGGGCGTCCAGGCTGATGCAGATGTCGCGCAGCTTGTCCTCGATCTGCTCGCGGGCGAAGGGCAGGGGTTCGAGCTTCACGGCATGCGGGTCGTTGCCGACGCGCTCGGCGCGGAACCAGCGGTCGATGAACGCCTGGTACGACCGGCCCAGGCGCACGCCGGCGTCGAGGAACCAGGCTTGCCCCCAGAGGTCCTGCAGGCCGTTCGGGCTCGGCGTGCCGGTGAGCTCGATGAACCGGCTCGCGTGCTTGTGCGCGACGCGGCCCAGGGCCTGCGCGCGCTGGGTGCCCTGGCGCAGGCGGAACCCTTTGAGCTTGGTCGACTCGTCGGCGACGATCTTCTTGAACGGCCACTTGTCGCCGTAGTGCTCGACCAGCCAGGGGAGCTGCTCGTAGTTCGTGGTGTAGACCGACGCCGGCCGGCGCAGTGCGGCGCGTCGCTCGTCGGGCGTGCCCACGACCGCGGACACCTCGATGTTGCGCAGGTGGTTCCACTTGCGCGCCTCGTCGGGCCAGGTCGAGCTCGCGACGCGCAGCGGGGCGACGACCAGCGCCGGGCCGGGCTCGACGATCTCCAGCACGTCCAGCGCCGTCAGCGTGCTCACGGTCTTGCCCATGCCCATGCCGGCCCAGATACCGGCGCGCTGGATGTCCAGGGCGTGCTCGATGATCGCGCCCTGGTACTCGCGCGGGGTGAAGTCCTGGCGCGCGCTCATGCGGTGATCCTTTGGACCTTGCCGGCCTTCACGCGCTTGTTCACGACCGCCAGGGCGCGGTCCATGTCGCGGATCGTGATGACGTCCATCTGTGCGTCGTGCAGCTCCATGAGCTCGTTGAGCGCCGTCATTTCGGGCGCGCGCAGGATGAACTTGCCGGTGGTCAGACCGCGGCGGCCGACCTCGATCAGCGCGGCCTGGCCGGCGACGATGACGTCCTCGTACTCGGTGCCGAACCCCAGGGTGTAGAGCGCCTCGATCACGTTGGACATGGCGATCAGCGCGTCGATCTCGATGCGCGTGGCGCGGCCCTGGGTGAGCGCGGCCATCGCGCCGTGGTTCTTGATCTTCAGGTCGATCAGGTAGCTGTCGTGCTGGGCGACCGGCGTCATGCCTTCGAGGACCCAGGCGACCGGGTTGGCCAGCACGGCGCGCGGTTTGTACTTGCTGCGCTTTCTCATTTCATCAACTGCTTGAACGGGTTGGTCGGCTGCGGGTTGCCGCGCAGGACTCGAAGGCGGGCATTGATCCGGGCGCGGTGGCGCTCGCGGTAGCGGGCATTGCGGGCCCGGTGCTGCTCGATGCCCGACAAGTCGGGGCGCTCGGCGTCGGGCCCTGGGCCCAGCACGTAGACCGCCTGGGCGCGGCCACCGCGGCCTCGCACCGGCTGGTACTTGGCGATGCGAATGTTCTCGGTACCGTGCTTGTGGCGGTCGTGCCAGATCGACGCCTCGATGGCGGCCGGGTGCTTGCCGAGCTCGGCGGCGATCTCGTCCTTGGTCAGTCCGTCCTGGTAGTGGCGCAGCAGCTCCAGGATCGCGTCGCGGGTGGGGGCGGCTCGGCTCATTTGCGCCTCCCGATCTCGATCACCAGCGGCGCGAACAGGATCAAGAACGTGCGCCCGGTCGGACGCGAGCAGTAGAACCCGAGCGCGATGGCCGGCCAGCGTGGCTCCCAGCGAACCTCGATGTACTTCGTCGACAAGAGCTTGCTCATCCCAGCAGCTCCTCGACGCCTTCGAGCGAGTCGATCACGACGACGATCTGGCCCATCTTGCGCATGCGCGCGTGCTCGCGGAGCTGGTAGTCCTCGGGCACCTTGCCGGGCGCCTTGAGCTCGACCCAGACCGTCGCGGGCGGGGCGTTGTAGCGACCGCCGCCGGTTTCGACCGAGCGGGCCGGCAGCATCAGCAGCCGGTCGGGCGCGCCGCGCCGGTTGACCCACTTCACTTTCCTGACCTCGCCGCCCATCGCGCCGACGCGCTGCACCAGGTAGTTCTCGATGTCGCGCTCACGCATGGGCGACTCCCGACACCAGGGCCGCGGTCATCAGCATGGCCACGACGATCAGCATCCACTTGGCCAGGTGGCGCAGGTACGCGCGCGAGGGCGACGGCGGCAGCGGCTCGCGGGCGTAGTCCTTGCGGCCGATGCGCGCGACCTTCGTGGGTTGCAGGCAGGTGCAGTGCTGGCCGCTCGCGTCGTAGCCGAGGCCGTGGCAGTGCTTGCAGACCGAGGCGCGGGCGGGGCAGTCGCGCCCCTGGTTGCAGTCGTAGTCGCAGCAATTCATGGCAGCAGCCCCCAGCCGACCTGCAGCAGGAACCAGGTGATGCGGCCCAGGGCGCCGAGCAGGATCACGGTCGTGACCCAGAGGCCGGCCAGCGTCAGCGCGTTGATCGTGGCCTTCATTGCGTGGCCCCCCAGGCCGCGCCGAGCAGCAGCGCGAGCAGCAGGGCCCAGAGGACCCCGGACGCCAGGCGCGCGGTGCTCAAGCGGCGCGGGCCCTCGATGGCGCATGCGTAGTCGGGCGAGTTCGGGAACGCTTCGGCGAGCGTGCGCGGGTAGCGTCGGGTGTTGTTGTCGAGGTGGTGGTTCATTGGGTTCTCCTTGTTATGCGATCAGCGACTCGTGCTCTGCGGCACCGATGTCGTCGAGGATCGAGCGGGCTTCGGCGACGTACCAGTCGAAGTCCACGTCGTCGGGGAACTGCTCGGGCAGCTCCATCAGCGGGCGGGCACCCTCGCTGCGCGCGACGGTGTAGCCGTTGATCTTGTAGGTGAGCGGGCCGGTGACGCCGGTCGCGTAGTACCAGCGCACGGCCTTGCCCAGGTAGTTGCCGGCCTGGTCGAGCGCGCCGCCCTTGACCTGGCGGATCGTCACGAACTTGCGAATGTCGCGGCAGGCGCGGATCGTGGCCTCGACCGGCGTGCCGTCGACCAGGTACTTCACGACGGCGCCGGTGGCGATCTCGTTCGTCGGGTTCTTCTGCAGGCCGGCCGGCGCGTAGGCGCCCTTCAACTTGAACGAGCCGTCGGGCTTGATCGCGATGTAGTTGTTGACGTCGCGCGAGTACAGGGCCCGGTAGTAGGTGGCCTCAGTCTCGAACCCGGTCGCGGTTTCCCACTCCCAGACGATGAACTCCATCATCGCGGCGCGCGCGACCGGGCAGCGGATCACGATGCCGTCGGTGTTGGCCGACACGACCGGGATGCCTTCGGACTCCAGCGCCTCGATCAGCATCAGCAGGCAGAGCTGGCCGGTGACGGTGGTCTGGATCAGCAGGTCGGGCGAGTAGAGCTTCGACCACTTGCTGCCGAACTTGCCGAACGACCCGTTGATCGTGATCTTGAGCGCGTCGGCCGTCACGCGGTCGCCGGCGCGCTTGGCGTCCAGGCGGCGCTTCACGATGTCCTGGTAGGCGTCGGTGAAAGCCTTGCCCATGTGCTTCGGCGCCAGGCCGGTGCGCAGGATGATCGCGGGGTAGTAGCTCGCGACGTCGCGGTCGACCAGGACGTGATCGTCGTCGGCCAGGTGCGCGGTCGACTGCTCGCTGGAGTGCAGGCCGCCGATGCCCATGCGGTAGACCCCGGCGCCGATCTCGATCTTCGCGTCGGCGAGCTCCTTGGGCATCATCACCTTGCCGCTGTCGGGCACCAAGAACTCGGCGCCGCGGATCATGGCCAGGGTGTCGCGCAGGACCTGAGTCGAGAACTGGATGAACGCGGGCGGCCGGTACTTGAACACGGTGCCGCCGGGCACCTCGGGGCGCTTGATCTCGCGGCCGACGGCCTGGCCGACCTGGCGGCCGATCACGGCCTCGGCGATCTGGGCGTCGGACTTCGAGCGCAGGTCGATGCCGTACTGCGCCGACATCTGCTCGCGCAGCTCGATCTGCGGCATGAGCTTGCGGTAGAGGTCCGCGGTCGTGGCCAGGTCGTTCGCGCAGTAGGTGCGCAGGGCCTCGCGGTCGGCGGGCGAGATCGACGCGTCGGGCTCGATGGGCAGGTCCTGCAGCTTGGGCGAGTGCAGCCGACCGCCGTAAATCTTCAGGCTCGCAGTGCCGGGGGCGACCTCGATCAGGTCGATGTGGTCGAGGGTCTTGGGCACCTCGACGTTGAACTGCTGCTCGAACTGCCAGCCGCGCAGGTTGTTCAGGATGATCGAGTCGCTGCCCTTCTTGATGAGCGCGTTGTCGGCGCCGCGCAGCGCCAGCATCAGCAGCGGCAGGTCGAAGTTCAGGCCGTTGAACGTGACCAGGCGGTACTTCTTCAAGATCGCGCGCACGGTGGCCACGTCGAACGCCTGGCCGTCGTAGAGCTCGAAGGCGCGCACGTTGCCGGTGTCGACGTTGCGGAACATCGCGAGGAAGTAGTCGCGATAAATCTCCAGGTCGAGGATGAGGGTCTGCTTGCTCATGCTCGACCCTCAGTCGGCTCGGTGATTAAACTCGGCGCCGGTGATGTTCTCGCCGGGCCCCATGCCGACCTGCATCACGACCTTGTTGTAGCTCTCGACGTAGACAACCTCGGGCTGCTCGATGCCGTGCTTGGCGGCGTAGTCCTGGAGCGCATCGCGCAGCTCGGATAGGGTGATCGTCAGGGCTTGAATCTTCATGTCGTTCTTTCTGTGTTCGTGACCGTTGCCGAGATTTCCGGGAACATGCTTGCCAGCCTTCCCCCGGATTGCGCTGCTGCTCGACGCGATGAAAGCGTTGCGGGCACGTCGATGGCGGCGATCTCGGCCTGGGTGCCAGGTGGTCAGCCCGGCGAGGAGGATGGAAGGCTCCCGCTTACGAAAGGGTGTGAGCTGAGTTCACGCCCTTGCGAAAGCGCCCTGGGCGCGGGGCCCAGGGTGCTGCCGACCATCACACGAGGTCGTCGGCGGTGGCCTCGTCGTCCACCGAGTCGAACTCGTCGTCGCTCGCGGCGCCGCCACCGGCGAACGCGTCGCCGTCCTTGAAGAACTGCACGCCGCGCAGGCTTGCGTTGATCCGCTTGCCGTAGTTGTTGTCCTGGGCCCAGAGCTCGATGGACGCGTTGACGTAGCAGCCGGCATACGGGCGGCCGTCGGCGCTGGTCAGCGGGGACTTGTCGCGGTCGATCACCAGGGGGCGCGACTTGTTGCGCGAGGACACGAACAGGTTGCCCTCGAAGCCCGAGTAGTCGGCCTTGGTGTCGCCGTCGTGCAGGCAGTAGCGGTCCTTGGCCTCGATCTCCTTCTTGACCGTGGGCCACTTGGCGCCCCACTTGTCTTTCCCGATGGCCTCGAACGCGGCGCGCAGCTCCTTGGCGGCCGGGTGGTCGGGGGGCATCAGGAACGACGCGGAGAACGCGGGCTCGCCCTCGCCGTTGACGGTCTTGGCCTCGAACAGGGCGGGGAAGGCGAGGCGGACGTTGTTGAGCTTGATCTTCATTTCAGTGGTCTTTCTTGAACAGGTTGGGGAACAGGGTCTTGATCCGCTGGGTGGCTTTCTCGATTGCCTTCACACGCGCCAGCGGATCGGTTCGCGTGATGGGGGTCTGGGCCGCCTGCTTCAGGAGCTCGACGGCGATCTCGGGGAGGCGGCCTTGCTGCATGGCGTCACCCCGCGATGTCTGCGAAGTCGTCCTCGACCGGCGTGATCTGCAGGGCGGGACGTTTGTCGGATGCCGGGGCGACGCTGGGCGAGCCCTTGGCCTGGGTGATGAGCGACTGCAGGCGGGCCCACTGGCGCTCGCCGAGCACGTCGGCCTTGGCGAGCTTCTCGGCCGCGGTCGGCGAGATCAGGCTGTAGTCGTACATCTGGTCGTGCTTGAGGCGCATCGACTTCAGCGCGGCCTCGACGTCGGCCTCGTTGGTCCACTTGCGGGCGCCGCGGCGGCCCTCGACCAGCTTGAAGCCGGGCACCTCGTCGCCGTCGAGCAGGCGGCGCTCGGCCTCGGCGCGCACGGCCTTGCACCAGGACTCGATCAGGTCGACCGCGGCCAGGTAGTCGGCGATCACGGTCGGCTTGATGAACTGCGCGTCCTCCTTGAACAGGGTGACGCGGGTCTTGGTGACTTCGAGGTCCTCGAAGTCGGCGCCGACGGTCTGCTCGACCTGGCGCGCGAGCGCCGGGCAGGTGGCTTTCGCCTTGCAGAACCGGCACTGCTTCTCGCCGGGCGCCAGGTCCTCGACGCCGACGATCTGGGTGTCGACGATCTCGATGACCTTCGCGGCAGCGGCGCGGGCGCGGAACGCGAAGTCCTGCAGCTCCTCGACCGTGCAGCTCCACTCGCTGACGTGGCCCAGGCGCGGCTGGTGGATCACCATCACGACGCGCTCGAAGTCGCCGAGCATGCCGAACTCGTTGATCGCGCCGAGCGCGTAGAGCATGAGCTGCTCGTTGTGCTCGGCGTCGACCTTCACGCCCTTGCCGTACTTCAGGTCGTGGACGTGGAGCTCGGCGCCCTTGAGGATCACCGCGTCGGACGTGCCGAACGATTCCTCGACGTCGACGTACTCGGAGAACTCGACGCGCTGCTCGACCAGGAGCTGCCCGTCGATGGCGTACTCGCGCACGTTGTCGAGGTAGACCTGGACGTTGGCGGCCATGTCCTCGTCGACGACGAACTCGTTGCCGTCGACGTCGATGATCCGGCCGATGTAGGCGGCGGCGTCGCTGCCGGATTCGAGCGCCCAGGCGGCGAGCTCGTGCGCGGCGGTGCCCTCGTCGGCGAACTTGCTGGAGCGGTCGGGGTGCTGCGACTCCAGGTAGATGCTGCCGGCGCAGCGCATCCAGCGGTGGGCGCCAGAGGGTGAGAGGCGGGCGTGCGCGGTCATGCTGCAGCCCTCCGGTAGGCGGCGCGCACGACGGCCTTCAGCGCGCGGTACTGGCCGCGGGTGGTGTCCGCGGCGTTGACGACGCGCACGTTGCCCAGGCCCAGGTCGACCTGGTGCGCGTGCCGGGCCGGCAGGCCCTTGCGCGAGGTGATGTGCTCGGCCAGGCGGCGCATGGCCTTGGCTTTCTTGCCGTTCATGTCAGGCCATCGCTTTCTTCGCGGCGGCGACGACGGCGGGGTACTGCTCGGGCTTGAGCTCGGGGGCCTTGGCGACGCCGAACTCCTTGAGCACGGCGACCGCGGCGTCGCGGCCCTTGGCCTTGGCCAGGCCGATGATCGCGGCGTTCACGTCGGCGATGGTGATGGCCGGGGCGTCAGCGGCCGGCTGCTCGGAGGCGGTCGAGGAGGCAGCGGGTGCAGCGGTGGTCGCCGGTTCGGAACTGGCCGCAGCAGCGTTTCCCTCGGCGGCCTCGGGCTTGGGCTCGGCCTTGGGCTTGGCGACGCGCTCGGCCTTGGGCGCCGGGGTGGCGACGGGCGCGGTGGCTGCGGGCTGCAGGCCGGTGGTGCCCAGGGCGGCCATGATGGCGTTGAGCTGGGCGGCGTCGTGGACGGTGACGGTGATGGGGAACATGGTTTTCCTTTCAGAGGGTTTCGGTGACGAGGGTGTTGAGCCGGGCGATCACGTCGCCGGCGTCGTTGGCGATGTCGTAGAACTTGTCGGCGCGTTCGAGCTTCTGGCGCAGGGCCTTCAGGTCGGTCGCGTTGAAGTCGTTCAGGAGCTCCAGCAGGGGGCGCAGGTCGCCGCGCTCCAGGCCGTGCTCGGTGATCGCGTCGTCGATCTCGGTGAGCTCGACCAGGTTCGCGAAGCGGTTGGCCAGCTCGATCTCGACGTCGGTCGAGGTGAGCGGGTCGCGGTGGTTGTCCGCGTGCAGCAGGAGCTCGCGGTCGGTCAGGCGGGACAGGGCGGTGTGGTCCATCAGGGCACCAGCACGTCGAACCAGGCGAGGGTCAGCGCGGTGAGCGCCAGGCCGATCACGACCGCGAGGGCCGCATCGAGGAGGGTTTCGGAGGTCATAGCAGGAGGTCCTTTCGGTGGTTGTGGTCACAAGTTCGACGACTTGTTGATTGTGATCGTACCACAATCCCGAGGTTGTGCAACAGGTCGCCACGACTTTTTTGTTGTGGGCTCGGACAAAAAGAAGCGCCCGGCTCGCGGGCGCTGGTTTTCAGAGGGGGGTGGGGTCAGTCGGCCGGGTTCTCGGGGTCGGAATCGACGGCCTCGTCTGTCTCGTCGGCGACATCCTCGCCTTCGAGTTCGAGCTGGCGCACCAGGTCGGCGGCCTGCGCGTGGGACTCGACCTGGTAGACGCTGATCCCGAGCACGCCGGCGTCGAACATGAGCTTCTGCATCGAGCCGTCGGCGCGCAGCGATAGGCCGTCGTTCACGAAGATCAGCGCGTACTCGCGCGGCGGGCGCAGGTGCTGGTCGGCGATGCCGCGCACGACGGCGAGCTTGACCAGGGCGGGCGCGGCCGAGCTCCAGGACATGAACCTGTTGTTGGGCGCGTTCTTGACCTCGATCCCCCAGCGCGGGGATAGGTAGTCGAGCTGCCGGGTCTGGGCGCCGACGGTGATGCGCCCGTCGAAGTAGGGGCGCAGCTCCTCGGGCAGCCGCCCGTAGAACTCGTCCTGCTGCATCTTGATGCGGGCCAGCGTGGACTCGACCTTGCGTCGGCTCTCCTCGAACCGCTTCGCCGCTTCTTCCGACTGCCGGCGGAAATCCGGGTTCGTCGCCATTTCTATCGCTTCAAGTCGTTGGCCCCGTAGTGTCGAGCTTGGCGGGCTCACCGGCTGATCCTCGGCTGCGATGAACTCGAAGCGTGGCGGGTTCTTCGCGAGCTCGGACTGCGGTCCGAGTATCTGCAGCAGGCGGGCGCGGCGCTCGCGCCGAGGGTGGGCGGTGCCCGCTTCCCAATTCGCGACGGCCTGCTGCGACACGTCCAGCAGCTTCGCGAGCTGCTCCTGGGACATCTTCAAACGCTCGCGATCCATGCGCAGCGTTTCCCCGAACGTCGTGGCCATGACTACCACCTAGTGGTTGTATCTGGCCATTGTAACCCGACCCCCGAGCGGCCCGTCAATCACTATCGACCTGTTGTACAATCCAACTAGGCGATTGTAAAATTTGCCGATCACTACAAGAAAGCCCACCTCCACCATGAACCAGCTCAACCATCCCTCGGGCATTGCCGACGCCCTGAAACAAGCCGGCAACCAGGTCGCGCTCGCCGAGCGCCTGGGCGTATCGCAGCAGGCGGTGTCGATCTGGCTGCGCCGCGGCTGGGTCCCGGTGCGCCGAGCCCTGGAGATCGAGGCGCAGTTCGGCATCCCGCGCGCTCGCCTGATCTCGCCGCGCCTGGCCGACCTCGTGGACCTGCCCGAGTCGGCCCAATGACGGCCGACGAGATCGAGCTGCAGACCGCCGAGGAGATCGCGGCCGGCCAGTGGCCGAGCTGGCCGTTCACCAGGCTGACGCCCGAGCAGGTGCGGCAGCTCGCGCGCAAGCGCACCGAGCAGCGGCGCGCCGCGCTCGACGACTTCGAGCCCGCGCCGTTCTGACGGCCGAGCTCCGCATGACCCAGAAGAAAGACAAAGACATGGCCAGCCTTCCTGCCTCATACGGTGCCAGTCCCGACGACTGGACTCACTTCGACCTGGTGCTGGGCCTGGGGGCCGACCTGCTGCCGGTCGTGTCGAACCCCCTGGCCGAACTCGACCCCGACTCCAAGCTCAAGGACATCGGCAAGACCCCGAGCCGCTACAACGGCGCCGGCCGCGTCGTCGGCATCGCCGGCTGGACTGCGCACCAAGCGAGCGACGCGGACCTCGCGCGCTGGGCGCGCCAGGGTGACTACGGTATCTGCCTGCAGACCCGCACGATCCGCGCGCTCGACATCGACGTTCCCGACACCGAGCTCGCCGAGGAGATCACCCTGTTCGTGGCCGCGCACCTGGGCCAGCAACTGCCGGCACGCATGCGCGTGAACTCGGGCAAGGTGCTGCTGGCCTTCGCGCTGCCGGGCGAGCTGCCCAAGCGGCGCATGACCGTCGAGGGCGGCGTCGTCGAGTTTCTGGCCACCGGCCAGCAGTTCGTGGCTATCGGCACGCACCCCTCGGGCGCCCGGTACGAGTGGTTGGGCGGCCTGCCCGCCGAGTTCCCCGAGCTCGACCTGGCCGAGTTCGAGGCGCTCTGGTCGGCGCTCGCCGAGCGGTTCGCGACCGAGCCGGTCGAGCAGGGTCAGGTGAGCGTGCGCAAGAAGGGCGAGCGCATCGCGATGGCCGACGACGTGGCCGACTTCCTGAAGAACAAGGGCCTGGTGCTGGGCCAGGACCGCGACGGCGCGCTGAACGTGCGCTGCCCCTGGGAGCACGAGCACTCGGGCGGCACGGCCGGCGACGGCTCGACGGTGTACTTCCCGGCCGGCACGAACGGATACGAGCAGGGGCATTTCAAGTGCCTGCACGCGCACTGCACGGGCCGCGGCGACTCCGAGTTCCAGCACGCCATCGGCTACCTGGCCGAGGACTTCGCGGTGGTCGTGGCGCCGGCGTCCGAGCCGCTGCCGCTGCCGGCCTTCTCGCGTGATCGGTCCGGGCGGATCGAGGCGACGATGAAGAACCTGCAGCTCGCGCTGCTGCGGCCTGACTTCTGCGGCATGCAGATCAGGTACGACCAGTTCCGCGACGAGATCATGTGGGCGCGCGAGGCCGACGACCAGTGGGCCGCGTTCACCGACTCGGACTACTCGCGCCTGCGCATCCAGCTCGAACGTCGCGGGTTCAAGCCGGTCGGGCGCGAGCTGATCCGCGACTCGGTGCTGCTGGTGGCCGACGACCATCCGTTCGACTCGGCCCAGACCTGGCTCGATCAGCAGACCTGGGACGGCGTGCCGCGCGTCGAGCAGTTCCTGGCCCGGTACTTCGGCGCCGAGGACACGCCCTACACCAGGGCGGTGTCGAAATACCTCTGGACCGCGCTCGCTGGGCGCGTCGTCACGCCGGGCGTCAAGGCCGACATGGTGCCGATCCTGGTGGGCGGGCAGGGCGTGGGCAAGTCCACCGGCGTCGCGGCCATGTGTCCGGCCACCGACTTCTTCACCGAGGTGTCCTTCCACGAGAAGGAGGACGACCTGGCCAGGCGCATGCGCGGGCGCCTCATCGGCGAGATCGGCGAGCTGCGCGGCCTGCACACGCGCGAGCTCGAAACGATCAAGGCGTTCATCACCAGGACGCACGAGTCCTGGGTGCCCAAGTACCGCGAGTTCGCGGTGAACTTTCCCCGGCGCATCGTGTTCGTGGGCACGACTAACAAGGACGAGTTCCTGGCCGACGACACCGGGAACCGGCGCTGGTTGCCGGTGCGGGTCCACCAGGCCGACGTCGACGCGATCCGCCGGGACCGGCTGCAGCTCTGGGCCGAGGGTAGGGCCATGTACGACCTGATCGGCATCGACTACCAGGACGCCGAGGGCCTCGCCGGCGACGTTCACGAGGAGCACACGATCCGCGATTCGTGGGAGGAGGCCATCGACCACTGGCTCGACGAAGCCGACCCGCTGACTGGCGACGCGCCTCGAACCCGCAAATTCTTGCGCGTTGGCGATGTGCTCAAGGGTGCGCTGGGGCTCGACCCCAAGCACGTCGCACGGCGCGAAGAATTGCGCGCAGGCTCGGCGCTTCGCGCGCTGGGCTATGAGCGCAAAAAAGTGCGCGATGGCGAGCGCGTGATCTGGGGCTATCGGCCTGTTGTTCCCTTCCACTGGCCCGATGCGGCGAGATAGGGAACGCATGGGGTACGTGCTAAACCCGCGCCGCTGCTGGCCTTTTCCCCTTGTTCTCCTTGTTCCCTTCCTTCTCTATAGGGGGAGGGTAGAAACGACTAAAAAGAGGGCTGGGGAAAGGTTAGGCGAAAACGGGTCAACAGAGGAACAGGGGAACACTGCAAAAAAATGCACGTTGGAGAAAGGCGGCTATGGATGAAGAAACTGGTAGGGGTCAATGAGCGCGGCCTGCGCGTCGGTGAAGATCACCAGCACGCCCGGCTGACCGATCACGAGGTCGAGCTGATCCGTCAGCTTCACGAGCAGGGCATGAGCTACAAGAAGCTCGCCGACAAGTTCGGCGTCGGCAAGTCGACCATCGCCGACATCGTGAAGATGCGCCGGCGTGGTCAGTTCGCAGTGAGCTGGCGCACGGTGGCCGGCTGATCGGTACGCGTACCTGGTTGTGAGCCCCTTAGCCTTTGGACGATTGATTTTGTTCAAAGGATTCAAAGGTGGCACGAGGTGGCGCACGGCCCGGATCAGGGCGCAAGCCTGGCGAGGCCAATAAGCGCAGCCAGGAGATCGCAGCACGAGCTCAGGTCGAGGGCATCACGCCCTTGGAGGTGATGCTGCGCGCGATGCGCGAGCACGTCGAGCACGCCGATGCGCTGCACGCCGAGGCCGCCCAGGCCGAGGCCGCGGCGCTCATCGGCGAGTGCGATGCGGACCTGCCGGCGAAGATGCGGCGCGCGGCCCGCGAGGCCATCGGCCAGGCTTCGACCCTGGCCAAGGACGCCGCCCCCTACATGCACGCCCGGCTGGCGCAGGTCAACGCGAACGTCAACGCCGACGTCCGTGGCCAGCTCAAGATCGTGAGCGAGTTCGACGACCTGGTGGGCGGGCAGTGAGCCAGGCGATCCGGTTCGGGCTCCCCATGCGCCAGTGGCAGCGCGAGTGCGCCCGACTGCGGGCCCGGTTCATCGTGCTGGCGCTGCACCGGCGCGCCGGCAAGACCGAGATCGCGCTGAAGAAACTGCTCGACGCCGCGGTCAAGTGCGAGCACGAGCTACCGCTGTACTTCTACGTCGCCCCCTTCCTCAAGCAGGCCAAGATCATCGCCTGGGCCCGGCTCAAGCAGATGGTCGCCCCGCTCATCCCGCACGGCGCGGTCGAGATCAACGAGTCCGAGCTGGCCGTCACCTTCAGGCACAACGGCGCAATCATCCGAATCTTTGGCGCGGACAACCCCGACGCCATGCGCGGCGTGCGCTTGGACGGCGCCGTGATGGACGAGGTTGCCCAGATGAAGCCCGAGGTCTGGGACGAGATCATCCAGCCGGCCCTGTCCGACCGGAAGGGCTGGGCCTGGTTCATCGGCACGCCCAAGGGCATCAACCTGTTCAGCTCCCTGTTCTTCGCGGCCGAGAACCGCGAGGGCTGGGCACGCGCCAGGTACACGGTCTACGACACCGACGCGCTGGACCCGGCCGAGGTCGAGCGGCTGCGCACGTCCATGAGCGCGACGGCCTGGGCCCGCGAGTACCTGTGCGACTTCGCTGCCGCCGGCGACGACCAGCTCCTGAGTCTGACCGACGTCGAGACTGCCGCCCGGCGCCAGCACACGCCGGGCTCGAACGACTATGCGCCGCGCATCCTGGGCGTCGACCCGGCCCGCTTCGGCGACGACCGCAGCGTGGTCTACCCGCGCCAGGGCCTGATCGCGATGGACCCGCTGGTGTTCCGCGGCGTCGACAACATGACGCTGGCCGGGCACGTCGCCCGCAAGATCGACCAGTGGGAGCCCGACGCGACGTTCATCGACTCGGGCGCCGGCGCCGGCG